ATGGGATGGACGATGTTTAGTGTAAAAGTAGATGTTAAGAGAGTTCATGGTAAGGGTGGACGATTTTTAAGACATACCCCTCTGCTCAAAACGATTGCTTCGCGAGCCCTAGATAAGGGGGCTGCTTATCTCACTCTACTTAAATGGGAAATCTTTTTGGGACAATCATGGCCTGCTAATAGACCTTATACTGTATCAAAAAAATTAGCCAAAGGGATACCTCCTTTAGTCTATAGAGAAACTGGGGATTTGTTGAAGACAATGGGGCCACATAGGAAAGCATGGAATATAATAGACTGGGGAGTTCCTAAAGGTTCTGAAGCGTATAAAAAATTGGCATTTAATGAATTTGGCACAATATATTCAGTTGCGAGACCGTTTTTCTCGTTAATAGCTACCAGCGAGAATATTAGAAAGGTAAATGAGATTATAAGGAATCATATTCGGAAAGAACTAGGTCTTATGTAGTATGCTGAATGAGCTTGATAATTTTATAATTAATAGACTGAAACAGATAAAACTGGACGGTAATAGTATCACGGTATATGGATACGAACCCGAGAGGGAATTACAGGAGGCAGTCTTTCCTAGCATAAGTGTGTATAGGGTTGATTTTATTATAAGAAACGATTCTATCAGGGCTGGACATGAGTACTTTGAAAAGGATAATTCCATAGTAGAAGCCGTGAACACAGTCCCAGTCAGGATAATTCTGAAGAAACCGTTGTTCGTATTATCTGAGGGTTGTTTTGTAAAGATAAGTGGTGTAATAGGTAATACGGTAGCCAATGGGGAATGGCTAGTTAAAAATATTAGCCCCGATTATAAGTCCTTCGATATATTCCACATCGAGGACGAAACTCCTGTTATTGGAAACGGAGATTATATATCAGGAGGGGTATTGGAAATAGGCAAGAAAGAAAAAGATAATATTGTATATGGTACAATAAATTATAGAAGAAAGCCTTTTCCAACCCCTATAAATGTATATTACGAGATAGCTCTAAATTGCTCTTTGAAGTCCCAAGCAGATAGACTTCAAGAATTGATCCATCAGATGTTTCCTGCTGGATATCAAACAAGAATTCCAGGATGTATGGGAATTGCGACATTTATCTTGTTGCAGGTGTTTAGGAGAGACGAATTAGTAAAACCATTATATAAGTTTGTATATCAGTATGTGGTAGATGGTTTATGGATTGAACGACTAGAGAAGTACAAAGTAGCCCCGATCATATCTTCGAGTCTTGAACTGGGCGCTGAGTGATTAATAAAGGAGGCTGAAAATGGGTTTAATTCGGATAGAAAATAATACAAATTCTCGAATAGGCATTACACTTAGTAATGGCGATCATTTGAATCTAACCCCTAAAGTAGAAGGTAAGAAAGGGCATATCTCTAAACCCTTTCCAGAGGAATTGCTTCAAGATACACAATCCAATAATCTTCTAATTGCTAAGGGAGTAATTAAGATTGTTCCTGTTGAAGAATAATAAAAAGATATAATTGATATTTGGAGGTAGTGAAATGACTCTGGGAGCCGCAAGAGTTATTTGGACAATTAATGATTTGTCTATGTTCATAGACGAGTTGCCTAATGGGTATGTAACTGTGCTTGCTATAACTGAAAGAGGGCCGATAAATAATCCAAGGGTTATATCGAGCCTTGACGAGTATCGTAAGATTTTTGGGAAGAAAATCCCCTATTCTACCGACCCGCTCACTATAGAAATGGCGCTTAGAAATGGCGCTCGACTGAATGTTATTCGTGTTGCTCATTATATTGATATTACTGATGCAACATCTTTGACTGCTAAAAAAGCCTCATTAATCTTGAAAGATAGGGGAGATATACCAACTCCTGGTACTATTTTTTCTAAAGAGGGTGGGTTTACGTTCAGGGCCCCGTTTGCTGCGCAGATAGTTGGAACTAAAGTTGGACCGTTTACATTCGTCGAGGATACTTCGGATACCTTGCTTATAAAAGTCGGAGATGGCCTTAGCCAGACAATCACGCTTAGTGGTTCGAATCAAACTATTGACCAAGTTGTGAATCAAATAAATGCTGCTGTGACTGGAGTGGTGGCGTCAAATTATGGTGGTAAATTAAAATTGGAAGTTACTACAGTAGGCCCCACTCTTACAATAAGTAATGTTGCTAATGATGCTTATTCTGTGTTAGGGATTAGTCCAGGCGTCTATGTTGGCTTTGAGGGTCAAACGAAATTAGTTGTCTCTATAGACGGTGGCGCAGATCAGACTGTGTATCTAACTGGGGATGGGTTGAAATTCTCCCTGTCAGCAGCATCTGTGGCGTCTCAGCTATCTGCTGCTATACCAAATGCAAAGATAGAGGTATTTTCTGGAAGGGTTAGAATAAGCTCTAAATTAGCCGGATCAAACTCTTCTGTTCAGATCAAAGAAACGTCAACGGCAGATAGTATTTTGGGATTTGACAACAAAGTTCATTATGGTACTGATATTGGTCAGGAGGATACCTTAAAGATTGAAGCTCTTAATGAGGGGGATTGGGGCAACGACCTCACTGTTTATGTCCTTGAATCAAAATTAAATCCCATAGATAGATTTGATATTAGAATAACTTATTCCCGTCAGCCAGAGATGAACGAATATTTTGGGGATTTGAGCATGGATTCTCAAGACCCAAGGTACGTAGAGACTTATATTAATAATAGGTCATTTCTTGTTAGAGTGACTAATTTGTTCTCTGCTAACACGTCAAATTATATCAATAGACCTAAGTTGTCTGAGACAGTCCCATACTATATTGGATGGAATCTATCCGGAGGAGATACAGGTCTATATGATGAAGACGGTCATTGGATTTTCAACGATACCCGTGACTGGATTGGAGACCCTGTTCTTCGTACTGGTATATATGCTGCCGACTCAATAGATTTGGTATCAACTGATATTATGGTTTTGGGGACTGAGAATGAGGTAGTGTATAACGCACTTATATCGTACTGTGAAAATAGGCAAGACCTTATAGCTTACGGTCAGATACCGAGAGGTTTGTTGCCGGAAGATGCAGTTAGATGGAGAATGGGAGAAGCCCCCATCTATTCTCATCCACCGTTCAATAGCCATAGGTTCGCTCTATATTTTGGTCATCCAATTGTGTATGATGATTCTACGGACACGATGGTGACCATTCCATGTCTGGGACATTTGGCGGCATGTATCTGCAAAACTGATACAGATTACGGTTACCATTATGCTCCTGCTGGTCCCAGGAGAGGGGCTACTAATCTTGTTGAGGATATAGATTTCAATATTAGTGCTTATCGATCCACCGGATACGCAGATTTGTTTGCAGAAAAGGGAATAAATTATCTTATGATCTCTAGAATGCCTGGTGCAGAGGGGGCTATGTTCTGGGAGCAAAGAACAACCCAACTTCTTCCATCAGCAACTAGGGAACTTAATGTTATGAGATTTCTTACCAAGATGTACATTATGATTGTTCCTATTCTGCGAGCATTCCTATTCGAGCCTAACCATCCAATAACTTGGAGAGAGATTCATAGAGTTCTAGAACCAGCTCTTCAAGATTTCAAGGATAAATATAGGATTTATGACTTTGCTCTGCAAACAGACCGAGATGCATTCTTTGATGGTGGAGAATTGAAGAATGCAGTGCTCAACTCTGGGCTGGATATAGACAGGGGTATATATCGATGTCGAGCTCTTATTCAGCCAACCCGTACCATTTACTATCTGGAATATGAAGTAGGTGTTACTAGGACTGGAGAGAATTTTGAGCAGTACATTACATTGAAACAATTACCTGGGTGGATAAGAAGATAATTTAGGAGGTTGTTGAGATGCAAGAAGCAACTGCCATCACTGTCCTAAAGGATTTCAAATTTAGGGTAGAAATAAATGGATTGGAGTGCGCTCTAGTCCAGGAATTTAATCCTGGAAGTAGGTCGCATGGCGTGGCTGAGCACGCAGGGGGAGGTCAGAACTTTACCGTCAAAGAAGCTGGCATGATTAAATATAATGATGCTGTGCTGAAGATGGTGGTTCCGATTGAAGGCCCAGGGAAACGATATTTCTATGACTGGATGAATCAGGCTCAAGACCCTTCAACAGGTAATGGTCTTTCCCCCAAAGAGTATAGAAGGAATTTCTCAGTATATGAGGAAGATAATACAGGTACTCCTGTTCGAGTATGGGAATACTACATGGCCTTCCCCTCATCGTTCGATTTGGGAAATAAAAGCGCTCATAGTGTTGACAAAAACGTTATAGATGAGATAAGAATTACTTACTCATATTACAAAATGAGAACGTTCAATGATTAAAGGAGCGCTTTTTTATGGAAAGAATAAGATCGGAAATACTTCTACCAGTTTCCGGTAGGAGGGTTGTTGTACAGGAGGGCGACGGTTATAGCGATAAGATTTTAGTACAGAGAAGTAAATCTGTTTTCGATGCATTGCCGGATTATTTGGCAACATTGGTTATAGAGTTAGAGGGAGTGAGTGGTAAAGTGACTAGGAATGATATCCTTGATTTACTCACTCCTGATGAAGAATCTATAGCACTAGAGTGTTATAAGGTAAATTATGGCAGTAAATTTGAGTTCACAAATTCGTGTGGGAACTGTGGAACTGTAGGATCACACCAATACGATATCGACAAACTCGCTAAAAAGACCCCAGACCCAGATGTAGAGATGTCTCCAGACCCTACAATATCGGTAGTTCTTCCTCGCACCAAACATCAAGTAGTTATTGGTTTGCTAAATGGCCATAAAGAGTTATTGCTAACTGAGCAGATATTAAATGGAACATTCGATCCTAACCAATCAACTTTCTTATCAATCAGAACGATAGACGGTTCTACATCATTTTCCTACGAGGATGTTATAAATCTCCCATTATTGGATCACAAAACAATACGTGCAGCCAGGAGAAAACTAAATTTTGGTTATGAGACTAACATAGCAACCAGGTGTCCGAATTGTGGAGAAAAGAATATTGTAAATATACTGGTTCATAAGGATTTTTTATTTCCTCTTGGGTAGCGAGAAACCATAATTCTCTCTATTTGAACGATTATAAGTCGCTACCCAGCATATTTCCAATGTCTTGGTCAAAGCCAGACAAACATGGAATGGACGCGGTAGATATGGAAGTGTATCCTCTAGTTAGATACTTAGGACAGTCTAGGAATGAAGTGATGGGCTGGCCGGCATCTGTACGTAGGGCATACATAAAACGATACTTAGAAGAAGTAAGGTCTGAGGCAGAGGCTCTAAAAGGGAATTCTAATGTCCTTCGTAGGAGAGGTCGCAAGTAATGTCATCCATAATTGATACTTTAGAGGTACGTCTTAAACTTCAAGGACTTACTGAAGTTGAGCAAGGAATGGCTCAATTTGAGGAGGCCATAAAGAATTCTACAAGGAAAGTAAGAGAGCACGCCAAGGAAGAGATAGCCACCTTCAAAGCATATGGAAAAGAGGTTAAATTAGCGCTCGATCAGTACTATAGAGATATCAATGCGATGTTGGATGCGCATTATCAGGCGGAAGGTTTTAAGAAAGTTAAAGACGGATGGAGGAGATTAAACGAACAAAATAAGTGGGTTAAAGCGTCAGCATCTGAACATTCTGCTGCAGTTATAAGAGATATAAAAGAATATAACAGAAAATTCAAGGAGATAGCGGATAAGGAACTATTCCCAGCGTTTTTTGAGGCTGGGAAGAGGATGATGGATAAACTACACGAAGGAGCAGAAAAGGCTGCTGCTCAAAGTGCTCAAAAGACACAGGGGGTAATCTCTAAATTATTCTTTGGAACTTCTAAGGGTGGGATGGCCGAAAAACTTCTAACTGGAGCCGGTTTTGGTTCTATGTTTATGAGATGGGCTGTCATGCAACAAGCTTTGGACACTTTGAGCGAGATTAAAAATTTGACTCTCGGGAAACCACTTAAGGAGATTGGTAAAAAGGAATTTGGGCTATCTTCAATAGGTATAGTTACTCCACTCCAGCTAGAAGCCGCTCAGCATCATGCAAGAAACATATCTAATGCGTCTGGTGGGATGGTATCGACTGCTGATGTTATGGATGCCATGGCTGAAATTGGAAGCGCCCTGGATGTTAAGGATGTTGGTGTAGAGGGAATATCAGCAATTACTCAACAGGCTCTGAATTTCTCTCTTATGACGAGAATGCCCTTTACAAAAGGCGCTAAAGTATTAGCTATGACACAAAAGGCATTTGAACATCAGCCCGAAATGAAGGGACTCACTATTCCAGAGCAAGTCAGACGTATTAGTAATATTTTGGGGATGACCTCTGCTGAATTATCTATGACATTTGGAGAAGATGAACTGAAATTTATGCGCCATGCTATGGGTATCGGTTTGTTTAGGGGAATGAGTCTTCCACAGATGATGGGTTATTTAGGTGCCCTTAGAAATGTGGGTTATGATCCTGGACAGATTGGGCGAGGTTATGCTCATATTTTTGG